CGTTCATTCTTGACGGGTCGACGATCACCCTGAACGCGAATCTTGTGGTCAACGGGGCCACGACGGACCTCGGCACGATCGCGGCGAACGCGTCGGTCCCTCCGCTCAATTACATCGGCAGCTTCTCCTCGGCGCCGAGCGCCGCGTCGTACCCGACCAATTCGGTCTACAAGAACACGACCGACGGGAATTCCTACGTCCGCACCAACCTCGCGACGTGGGCCCTCTATTTGGAGAAGGGCACCAACGGAACGAATGGGACGAATGGTGAGCGAGGCAGCAAGGCGTTCTACGCGACTGGCGGCACTTGGTCGGACGCGACCGCCAACAGTGCGATCACCACCGCCGGGCTGACCAAGGTGCTGCTCGATCAGGTCACGATTTCCAACGGGTCCAGTTTCGCGGAGACGCGTTTCTGGGACGGATCCGCGTGGGCGACGATCACCGCGGTGATCAACGGCAACCTGCTCGTCAACGGAACGGTCGCCGCGGATAAGATCGCCGCGGGCAACATCACAGTCGCGGTGAATGTCAGCAGCGGGTCGATCAAAGCGGCGTCCGGCACGGCGAGCGAGACACTCATCAATTCGAGTGGCATTCAGGTGGGCCGAGACGCCGATTACCACCTGAAGCTCGCGTCATATCTTTCGGACCAGTCGGCGCTGATGTTCTACAACGGGTCCAACGCGCTCAAGGGGTTCATCACGCTCAACTCGAGCGGCATCACGATCTCCGGCACCGCGGCGTCCGGTGACAGCATTTCTTCGTTCAACAACATCTCCGGCCAACTGCTCCGCGCATTCAGTACCACCGACCCGCGAACGACGGACGCGCCTTTGTACACGGCCGGCGGCGCCTACATTGCGAAGTCGCTCGACGTGCTGGGCACTTCATACCTGCCGACCTTGGGCGGTACGGTCACATGCACCGGCGACCTGAATCTGAAGGCGACCAAACTCGGCTTCGCTCAGTCAGACGGCACGGTGAACATCAAGATGACGGAGAGCTGGGGCTGCTCGTGGTGGCGTGCGTCCGACAAGCACCACGTCCAGACCGATGGCGTCGCACTGGTCGTCGGCAAGCTCGCGAACACGTCGCTCACCGGGAACCGCATTTATTTCGGCAGCTCCGGCGTCTACCTGTACGAAAGCGGTGGCGTGCTGTACCTGAACGATGGCAACGGCGACCGAGCCCTGACCTGATGCCGCTGCAACGTTACGGACTGGAGTTCCCGGACGGCTGGTCCGACGCGATGGTCGAGCTGTACTGCTACGCGAACAAGCACCCGCAGGCCGCCGGCGGGCTGGGCCAGCAGGGGCACCTGCGGAACGCGATGATCGCGCTCTGGCCGCAGGTCTACGGCGGCGAAGTCGAGGAAGGCGTGCCGCGCTGGCGCGACGACCTCGAGATGCTGACGTGGGCGTGGTGCAACTACCGCGTCGTGTCGGTCATCGGCCACGCCTCCGCGGCGAAAACACACACATTCGGCCACATCGCCGCCGCTTCCTTCATCGCCGACGCGGAGAACTCGATCATCACGCTCACGTCGACGCACCTGCCCGGGCTGCGCAAGCGCCTCTGGGCCGACACCGTCTCCGCCATTCGCACGGCGCAGGTCGCCCCCGGCACTCTGGGCGGCGTGATCTTCGACGTCAGGAATCACGACATGACGATTCGCCCGGCGGGCACCAAGGAGGACAAGTATGTCATCGAAGGGATCGCCACCGACCGCGGTCAGGACGCCGTGGAGAAGATTCAGGGGACGCACTCGCGGAAGCGCCGCTACGTCGTCATCGACGAGGCTCAGGGAACGCCGTCTGCCATATTCGAGGCGGCAGCCAACCTGATGACGGACCCGGATTTTCGGATGGCGCAGCTCGCCAACCCGACCCGCCGCTACTCCGAGTTCGGAACGTGGTGCGAGCCGCAGTCCGGCTGGGGAAACATCGACCCCGACGTCGACCTGTTCTGGGAGACGAAGCGTGGCGGCGTGTGCGTGCGGCTCGACGGGCTCAAGTCGGCGAACATCAAGGCCGGCAAGACGCTCTTCCCGTTCCTCATCCGGCAGGACTACCTCGACAGCGTGGCGAAGGCGTTCGGCGAGGGCTCGCCCCGCTGGTGGACGTTCGTCCGCGGCTGGTTCGCGCCCGAGGGACTCTTCGGCGTCATCTTCCCGTCGTCGGTGCTGAACAAGGCCGAGAAGAAGCTCGAGTACCAGTTTCAACCGACGCGGATCGCCTCGCTCGACCCCGCGTTCGAGGGTGGCGACCAGTGCGTGCTTGCGATCGCGGAGTACGGTGACGCGAACAACTCTTCATTCTCCGTCAACATGGTCGCGTCGATCCCGATCAAGGTCGCCGTGAACGACAAGTCGGAGCCGCTCGACTACCTGATCGCCGCGGAAGTGAAGCGCCTGTGCGTGAAGCACGAGGTGAAGAGCGAGAACTTCATCCTCGACGTGACCGGCGCCGGCCGCGGCGTGGCCGCCATCCTCGAGAAGGACTGGGCGCCCGACATCAACCGCTGCAACTTCGGCGGCGGGGCGACCGACCGCCGTCTCAAGAAGACGGATACGGAAAACTGCTCCGAGTTGTTCGACCGCTTCGTCTCCGAGCTCTGGTGGGCTGGGCGAGCGTGGATGGAGGAAGGGATGGTCGGCGGGCTCAACGAGGACTACAAGATGCTCCGCGACCAGCTCGCCGCCCGGCAGTACGAGACGGTCAAGGAGAAGAAAATCCGCATCGAGACCAAGCGCGAGATGAAGGAGCGGCTGGGCTACTCGCCCGACGAGGCCGACGCCTTCGTCATGCTGATCGAGCTGCTGCGGCGGAAGGGCGCGGTCGCCGGCAGCCCCCTCACCGCATCCGGCCACAGCCGCGATTCGCGAATGGCGAAGCGGGCGGTGAAGTACAGCGACGTGCTGAACCCCGCCCGGGAATTCAACAACGTGGAGGCCGCGTAACGTCCGATATATGGCTACTCTCCTCTCTTTCCGCGACGTGCCCTCGGGCGGCTGGCGCTACGTCCAGCCCGAGACCGGGGTCCGATTCAACTCCGACACCTTCGAGGGGCTGGTCGCCGAGGTGCGCCCGCACCGGCTCTACAAGGGCCTGCCGGTCGACCAGCTCGAGCTCGAGATCCAGCGCCAGATCTGCGCCTCGCAGACGAACGGCGAGTGCGCCCCGGAACCCGGGGAAGACTACCGCCCGGTGCGAGACCTCACCGCCCTTCTGACGACCGGGATGGCGGTGAGCCTGATGAAGACGGTTGTCGCCTCTCTTGCCAAGGTGGCCGCCGGCGAGACCCCGCTCTGCCCGAAAGACGAGGCCGCCGCCCGGGCCGTCGTCTGCCGAGGCTGCCCGTTCAACAAGCCGGCCCAGCTCTGTTCCTGCTCCGCCGTCTACAAGGCGATCGAGGCGACCATCCCGAAGGACCGTATGCAGCCCGGGATCTCGGTCTGCATGGCGTGCGGGTGCTCCCTGCAGGCCAAGGTCAACCTGCCGCTGGACGTGGTGCTCGAATCAAACTCCTCCGACGTCAGCTTCCCCGAGTGGTGCTGGCAAAGACCCGGCAGTCCCTTGCGAGAGGTTTCCGTGTCAAGTACAACGACCTGACCGCCGATGGACACCACCGCCGCCACTCTGCCCGCCGTCACCGAGCGCCGTATCCGTGACGCCGCGACGGCACGCTCCCTGTTCCTGAAGCTGCGCACGGCCTCGCTGGTCCGCCGGGAGAAGTGGATGCAGGTGCAGAACCAGTTGGACGGCGCCCCGCCGTTCTCGGCCAAGCAGCTTATGGAGCTGGGGCAGAATTGGCGCTGTAACGTCAACTTCCGCGACGCCGCCTCCACGCTCGAGCAGGTGCTGATCAGCTACTGGCGCCTGCTGCACGACACCACCAACCTCGCCGCCGTCACCTACTTGACGCCGGACGACCCGAAGGCGGAGACGTGGGAGCAAATCTTCCAGCAGGCGTTCAACCGATTCATCGACGACTGGGGCCCGGACTACGTCCGCAACTACCTTCTCTTCTCCCAGAACCACGTCGCGTTCGGCGTCGGCGTCGCGTTCTGGAACGACAAGTTCACGCCCCGCTGGGAAGCGGTCCGGGTGGGCGACGTCGAAGTGCCGACCCGCTCGAAGGCGAGCGTCGAGAAGCTATCGCTGATCGCAGTCCGTCAGGAGATGGAGATCGACTACATCTGGGAGCTCGTTCGCACCGAGGAGAACAAGGCGATGGCTCGCAAGCGGGGCTGGAATCCCGATGCGATCGAGGCGCTGCTGGTCCGCGAGTTCGTCAAGCAGGAGGGCAACGTCTCCACCCCGATCACCGGGCACGACGTCCTCGAGCTGCAGCGGCTCATGCGGGACAACGCCCTCGGCGTCACCACGGGCCACGACCCCGTCAAGCTCGTCCACCTCTTCGTCAAGGACTACGATGGCAAGATCTCGCGGATGATCTTCGCCGAGATGCAAGAGCACCAGAACGACTTCCTGTTTGACGACACGGGATCCGAAAGTCGGCCCACCTCGATGAGCGAGGTCATGGCGGCGATCTTCTTCGACGCCGGCAACGGCGACTGGTGGGGGACGAAGGGTTTCGGCGTTAAGAATTTCCAGCTCGCAACGGTGCAGAACCGCCTGAAGAGCCGAGCCGTCGACCGCACGCTGCTCGACGGGCTGAATTTCCGCGACCTGTCCGAGGGCGGCCGCGAGACCGTGCCGATCACGACCATCGGGCCATTCAACTTCCTGCCGAAGGACGTGGAGCAGATCCCGTCGTACCCGAGCGGTCGGTCGA